GTTGTTCCACTAACCGTAAGGCTTCCATCTGCCGCAATGGGTCCGTTTGCTGTAACGCTTGAGTTGAAAGTTGCAGCGCCCTCTTCTGACATATCTAATGTCAGCGCAGTAATAACCGAACCATTATCATCACCTTTGAACAAGATGTCCTTGTCCTGAACGGTGGATTCAATGATCATATTGTTTGAACCGTCAGCGCCGATAAGGCCAAACTCAGTACCTGCATTCAAGAACTCAACGTCCGCACCGCCCGCATCCAGCTTAATGTCGCCAGCAACGTCAATGGTCAGGTCGCCTGATGACAGGTCAATCTCAGTGCCATTGATAGAAATATTATCTACAGCGAGAGAATCCGCCGTAAGCGCACCGGCTGTCGTTGTTCCTAATGTAGTAGTGCCAAAGGTGTTAGACGCAGCATTCGATGTAATACCCGCTGCAAATGTACAGGCACCGCCATCAGCGATAGTGATTGCATTGTCGCCATCGGTGTAACCAATGTTAGCGGTTTTGACTTCACCACTGACATGAACGTCACCAGCAACATCAAGCTCGTGGGCTGGAGAATCAGTACCAATTCCAATTTTACCATTGGATACAACCAAGTCGTCATCGTTTCCTGAGCGTAAATAAACCTTTGCTGCTGTAGTATTGGTACGACCAATACGCACGCTGTCTGCGCCATCCGTGCCGATTTTTAGGCTATTTGCACAACGAATATCCAGCGAGCCAGATGGAACCTTTACGTGTGCCGTGCTGCTTGCGGTTGGACTTAGCTGAATGTCACCATCAATCTCAAGAGCCTCAGACGGGTCATCTACTCCTATGCCAACCTTACTGTTTGACACAACCAGATCATCATCACTGCCCGAGCGAATGTAAACCTTTGCAAGCGCGGTGTTTGTTCGGCCAATGCGAACACTATCAGCATCATCAGTGCCCAGGCGCATGTTATCGGTACAACGAACATCCAGCGAACCGGTTGTTTTGATGTGGGCCGTGCTGATTGTTGTCGGCTTTAGCTCGATGTCACCATCTTCGACAACAACAGCCCCCTTTGGGGCAAGCTCAATGTCACCCGCAGTGCCGTCATGAATTGTGATCGAGCCAGAGTTTGTGCCCTCGTTCGTATTTAGAATAAGGTCACGAGTGCTCTCGGTGGTGACTGTAAGTGATGTTGCCGTTTCCGTTGTTTCAACCGGGAAACCTGCAATCCGTATTCCTGTGCGAACGCTCATGATTTACTCCTAGTTATCCTCTTGGGTTCCGGCGGCAAACGTGCCCTCGAATGTACACTGCCCAGACCGGTATGCCTTTACTTTAATTGTGGCCGTGCCAGGGTCACCGTCAGCCGCCTTCTCTTCAACCTCGAACATCAAGCCTTTCCATGCCTGATCAACAATGATTGACTTGGAGGAGAGCGAGGCCATGTCAAAGCCACCACCTGCGCCTGACTCATAATCATCCTTGATGTTCAACTCAAACTTAGTTCCCGCTGACGGAATACCACTGCCAGCGTAATCATCGTCTAACCCAAACACGCGCACCATGGGGTCTTCACTACCAAGCACGATATAAATCTCCCACGTGTCACATGCATACGCCGGAACAACCCGGTAGACCTTGCCCGTGGTGACGGTGCATTTTTCCATGTGCGGGGGAAGCAAACCTGCCTTTTGGCGGTAGCCGCCTTCTTGAGTTATGCTCCGAGCTGCGCCCCCTGCTCCAAAACTAATCGATGCCATTTTACTTTACCTCTCTGTGTTCGTAGTAACCCGGCTTTTCTTTGCCTGGAATTGGCTCCCCGTGCTGCCGTGCTTTCTTTTGCTCGTCAATGTAATCCTTCAAGCGAGTCTTCAGAGTTCTCAGATTTGAGATAATACCCTTTGGATCTTGCTCAACAGTACCCCGCTCGTCTAATGCGCCAAACAACATTTCATATACAAGTTTATATCCTTTGGTCTTTTCTTTGTACATGTTTGAAATTTTGATCAACTCTTTGCGTGTTAATTTTCTGCCATCATTGGCACCCATCACCCTTTTCTGTAGGTATGAATTAAATTCTTCCTGATTGAAGCTACTCTCCCTATTGAGAATGTTGTTGTAAAATCCCATCGGCAACCCTGTAATCATCATCTGGAGCGCAGCAATACTTAGTAACTCCCTATTTTTCCTGGTGTCTCCCGTCCACCCCCAGGTTTCGAGCGGAACCTCCACAGTTGGAGGCTTGATTTCCTTATCTGTTTTACCCCGTTCCAACACCGGACCCTCTTCCGCTTGCCACTCCCTTGGAAGCGGTGGCACCGTACCAACGGCAGCAATCAACCGCTCTAGTGCTTTCAGCCCCAACCTTGCCTTTGTTTTCATGTAGAAATCAATCATGTCCTTCGCTAGGCGTGGCGTAATAGGCTCGCCTTCTTTCGGCCTGTGAACGTCATCGCCGTTTGCGTAGTCAATTAGGCGGTTTAGATCTAGCTTCTGCGGCAACACAACGCCTTCAGCCTGCGGAGAAACTTTTGTGTCATCGAATTGTTTTCTTGTAAAGTCCATGGCAGTCATCTCGGCCTTTCCCATGTCCTTGTCAAACAGGGTCAACTGCCGTGATATATCGTCAGGCAACTCGATATTACTCTCGTATTTGATTCCCAAGAGCGCATCAAACCATGTCTCCATTGCGCCGCGAACCCTGCCTCTAACGTCCTGGTTGCCAATTGACTTTAGCTTGTCGTATGAGCTTCCCCCTAACCATGGCGGCACCATATTGGCCCATCCGTACTTCCAAAATGTCATCATCCGTGTTCCATAATTCTGCCACGAAGAAGCATTTGGATCATCGCGGTACAAGTCACTTTTGAAATGCGGATCTTTTTCAGTTGACCATGCGATAGCTAGACTGGTGAGTGGGTTTTGATTGGCAACTAGTTGAGCTATAAATGAGCCAATTGGATTCTGTTTATTGTACGCCTCAAGCTGTGGCACAAGCCAGTCAAACGGCGTATAATACCCGGCATTAAACCATCTAGTCACCATAGGTATGATTGTTTCATTGGTCACTTTTTGCCTAGCAACCCACATGTTAATGTCGCTGTCCCAAGATATGGGAATGTCTAAATCCCTTTGAATAATTGCAGCTACTGCCGCTCTGTTTTGTGCTGTATGGGAACTTCTCTTAATCAACGTTGACGCTACATCAATAGCCTCATCAAGCGTTTTCACTGGCTTTTTAATCCCCGTAGGTATCCCATCGATATTCAGTTGCGATACAAACGAATCCTTGGGCAAATCACCCCATTGATCACTGGGTACTTCTATTACGTTATCGCGGACAACTCGTTCACCTTTTACGTTTGGCACGCCCGAGAGGTGCTCAATCGCCCTACCAATAATCCCAGTAGAAGTCATTGGTATATAGCGCAACCTGCGCCAGAATGGCATTCGATTTCGCTGGGCTTTCATCCATCTCTTGGCAGTGTCTGGATCAGAACCCAACGCATCTGCATACTCATATGCACTAAGCGTATCCCAAACGTTTTTGTAAATCTGATACTTGATGGGGTTCTGCGTCATCCATCGCCGGATTGGACCGGACTTATGCATGTTTAGCGCAGAGAACGAGAAAAATGGCTTACCTGCCAGTGCAAAAAGCATGTTTTTGATACCGAGGCCCATCTCTGTTGGCGTTCTAAGAATGTTTACAAAGTAAGGTGCGTTTTCGTAGTCAATCCAATCTTTTCTGACCTTATTTGCCATTTCCTGTAAAAGGCTTTTATCTGCTCCTTCTATCGCCTTGCGAATAGCCGCACCTTCATCCATGCCCTTTTTTCTAAAAAAACGAACTGTATCATCGAGTCCCGTGAGTTTCAGCCAGTGGGAGAACCGGAAGTAGTCATCCATTGCGCTGTAGAGGGACCCAGGGGTTTCTTGTAGAAAAAACTTTGCCTTATCGCTAAGGCCATCAAAGTCTTGCTTTGCCAGTTTACGGGCAAGCTCTTGAAGCTCAACTCCGGTAATTTTCTTTCTCCCTACAAAACCCTTGAGAACCGCAGTCGTTGCCTGCGTTGAAAGCTCTGTCCGCGCAAACGTGCCGTCAAACGCGCCGTACTCGTAGGCTAGCTTATAAAGGTCACCGCCCTCCTTCATCTCCCTAAATGCACGTCTGTAATAGTTCATGTTTTTGCCCATCATCATCATGTCGTTCATGGGCGCGTACAGCAGCACATTCGTATACATATTCCGCATTAATGTGGGCATATTCCATACTGTATGAAGCGCCTTCCAAGTGGACACGTGCTGGGACCACCGATTGTGCTGGGCAACGTAAGCAAGTTCTTCCGCATACTTCAGATGCCAGTACACGCTTTCGTGCACCCAGCGACCAGCCAAGGGTCCGTAGCGCGGCGTGTTTGACCCCTTGAACATTGTCTCTTCACTCATTTTAATCCACGGGCCGCGCTGGTTCACCCCAACAACAACTTCATCAACAAACTCACTAACAAACCCCTTCACTAAAGGTGGCTGGCCTTCTCCTTTGAAAACAATGCTCGCATCGTCAGCCATGTGCTTATAGAGTTTGAAGGACTGGTAGGCAAAGTTTGCCCCTGCCAAACCGGTCACTGCACGCTTAACTAGGTTCTGCTCCAGGCCAACTTTCTTTAGTGCCTCAAGCGGGTAACCTCGCTTCCTCATCTCACTCATTTTCAAGGCACTGGTCGATGCGCCAAGCTCACCAGGAGCAGGCTTTGCCCCTGGCCCACCCAGGTCATCGACCATGTTCTTCATCACCTCGCTCCACCTTGGGCCAAGCGTTTCCCTTCCCCAATGCTTTTGCAGCTCCCTGTTCAAGAAGTGTGTGAGTCGGCCCCATGACTTATATTGCTGCGGCCACCAGAATTTGTTGAGCGCAGCCTGGTTTTCAAACATCCCATGCTGCCAACCGCCCGGTGCCCTGCTTGGGCCGTTGTCTTTAAGGGGGTTCCAGAACCGTATGTTTTTCATGCCGTGGCTTACTTCTAAAGCCACTATTGACAGGTCTCTCCCCCACATATTCATAAATGCAGCATTAGCTTCAGCCTGACTCCATTTCATTGGATCTTTCAACTGGTTTTTAAGGATTGGGTTTGCTTCCCATGCGCCCAGCGTTGTGGCCTTATTAGCCCCAGTCTCCACAACCAATTGCTTTGTTGGATTCCAGACAACCAAAGGAAGCCTCTCCTCGTACATCGAGTACAGTCTTGATCGAGCCTCTTTTCCATCGCCTGGAACAAACTTACCTTTCCGCTTTGTCAGCATCTCTGGGGTAAGAATTGGAGTGTTAGGCTTCATGTTGTGCTTGCGTTTATATGCCCTAAGCAGGTCTGGGTATTCCTGGAGAACCCTCAAGGGAACCTTCTTTCCCCCATACACTGCTTTTTTAACGTGCAGGAAGTGTATCGCCATCTCCCTGTTTCCGTATTGGTCCTCAAGCCTTTTCTTTTGGCTGCTCTTTATCTCTATGTGTATCTCAGAATACCGCTTATGGCCTGGTGTGCCCTGGTGTTTTGGCTTGCTAAGGACATCCAAATACTCCTCCCGAAACACCCTAGCTGTCATCATGTGTGGTTCAGAACCCGTTGAGAGTTCATCTATACCCAGCTTCTCATTGTTTTTGAGTACTCGACGCGCCTGACTATCGCGAACCTTGTCCAAGGCCTCCATGGCAGAACCCTCGCGGGCTGCTGGCGTCACTAAATCATCCCTACCTACAGTGCCCGCCTTGCCACCACCATCCAGTGTGTCGCCCACCTTTTGACGGTGTTCTCGCGGTATCGCTTCGGCTGTTGCCCTGACGGTAGTGTCAAATCGGCGCACGCTCCACGCTAGTTCAGCTTGCTTTTGAGCAAATGCAGCAGGGAGTAACTCGCTTGGCTTGCTCAAGTATGCGGCCAACATCCCCCTTCCTTCCATGGCCAATGCCCAGTCAACAAAAAGACCAACGGTCTCAAAGACAGAAAGGGGGTTATATCCAACCCCTGGCATGCCCATAACCGTCAATTGCTGGGTTATCCTTGGAAGGTAATTTAAGACAACACCCACAGTTCTTGGTAGTAGAGGCAGGTAAGGGTTCGGCACATTTGTTGCGTGGCTCTTGAGAGTCTGCTTCGCAACCTCCGTTGCTATTTCAAGCCTAGTCTGGGCACTTTGCATTGCCCAATACTTCCTTGCGGTTCTTTGGAATTGTTCTGGAGTTAGCTTGCCTTGCTTGCCTGCGTTGGCCAGCTCTGCCTCCTCGAGGATAATTTTCCTGAACTTCTCTAGGTACTTTCTTGTCTTATCTAGCGCCTGTGTCTTTTTGAATAAAATCCTCACACATTCGCCGTATAGGGTTTTTGTTTTTAAACTGTAAGCTTGTCTTGCTTCCAACTCTGCTGCGGGGGTTAGCGGGGAACCAGTCTCATCGATTGCCTTTTTCTTTGCCTGCTCGACAAGATCGTCAACAGCTTTCTCCCAGGGCACAAGCTTGCCTGATGTCTTATCAAGGACAAGATCGCGACGAGGTATCGTTGGCGAGTGAGGCATATCGTACTCGCTGTAAGGCATGCTTTCTTTCTTGTAGCCATATGTTTCTGGCGTGAGTAGTTTGTTCTGTGCGTACTGCCCCAACCTTGTCCTCAGTAAACTACGCATCATGCCCGCGCTAAGTTGCCCAAACGGCAGGAGCCACAGAAACTGGGTAATGGCCCCTTCATCCACAAGACCAGCTTTTGGATCTCCCATATGCTTTGCTAGAGACTCGACCATGCCAACCGAGAAATGGTTCATTTTCTGCTTTAGTACTTCGGCTGACTCGTTTGCATTTCTGCCGCTAAATGGCTCTGCAAGTATGTCCCACATTCCCGCCGCAATGGTCGGAAAAAACATTGCCAAGGCGGTTAGCTCTATCGGAAGATTCTCTGCGACATGTGCGGCAACCTCGACCGCATCCATATCGTCATACTTTGAAATGACCTCTAGTTCTTTGTCATCCTTGTCTCGGTAATCACTTGCGGTCCACGAGTCAGCAGCCACCCAGCCACCTTTCCATGCGCCTTTTCCATTGTTTGCGGAAGGATCCCATGACTTCCTAACCTTCCACCGCAGTCCAAATAAGCCGCGAAACGACGACTCTGGATCATCGCCGCGAAGCAAATTAATAACAGAGGTTGCCCTGCTGTCCAGAGCATCATGCCTTAATGCCCATACAGGTATATCTACACTCTCCGCTTTCCCTTCAGAATCCCAGCCCATCGGGGTAGCGACAACACCCTGATATATGCCCTTGAACAATGACCCAAGTAGATTTGCCGCGCCATGAACAACCGAGTCATCAGCTTTAAATGGGTTGCCGACACCCCATCTACCCTCTGTCCACGGAACATCAAACCATGTGTTTTTTGGTTCAATAGTGCCCACCAGCCATTTCCACGCTGTGGTTGCTCGCTCAGAAAAATCAGGCACCATACTTGCCGACTTCAATGTCGATGGGTCTATGCCAATTTTTCGTAGATCTTCAGCAGGCTTCCATTCTTTCTCATGCCGAGTAAAATCTTTCCAGACATCCCAAGCTAAGGCCTGCTTCGCTTTCTCTAAATATGAGCCATACTGTTTTTTTGTCACATGCGCTGACGGCGGTTTGAGAGGCAACTCCTTTTCACCCACTGCCATCGGGTGATGAGTTACGCGGCTGCGCCAATCCCGCTCTGCCAAATAGAGCATCTTTGCGCGGTTGACTATATTTTCGTCTGTAAGAACTTCCTTGAGTCGCTGTTGATACTTGTCAAATAACGGTCGAAGTTCAGATGCGGGCAGAGTGTTGCCGGTAGCAAGTGCACGTGCTGCCTCACTTTCCGTAAAATCACTCGTAGGTAAAAAAGGCCGGTCGGTGCGTCCATACATAAGCCTCGAAGTTGCCTCACCAATCTTGAGCTTTCGACGATCCCCAGCTGGGTTCCATGGCACTTTAACGTTATCGAGGCGACCCTTTATTGCCCGGTCAACCTTTTCCTTCCATTGCTCCTGGGTAAACATGTTGACGGGTATTCGTATGCGGTCCCACTCCCCGTTTTTCATTGACCACTCAAGACTTTGCCCCTGACGAGGCACCGTCCCCCATGGCATGGAGCGATCCAAAAACTTCGTGTGCTTTTTTAACCACCCATTTAGCTTACTGGGGTCTAGGCTGTTGAACTCATCTGAGAGCCTTCCCTCTTCTTCCGTAAAAAATATAAGCCGGTACTTTTCTTTTGCCGAAAGCGCAACTATTTCCCGCTGAACTGACTCAATCTTATCTAACGCCGCAGCCTGCCCATTTTGTAGCTGTTTTATATAGCCCTCAAGCCTGCCCATCAAAACGTTTTTCTCTTTATTCAGCTCATCTACAAGCTCATGCCTTTTTGCCCAAAAAGGTGATTGCTTTCGCCCGTCGTCAAACTCCTCAAGCCCATAAAGGTGTCTCTCCTCAAAGGTCATAGGTCGGGAGCCGCGATCCCCCGCGTCAAGCAAACCGGTTTTAAATATCAAAACTACCGGTCTCCCTAATTCTTCACCCCTAGACACGGAATATTCATCCCGTTCCCTTTGCCACCTCTCCTCGACACGCTCCTTCAGATTTATTCTTGGCTGGCCATAAGGAGATACCGCAAGGTCTTTTGGTATGTCAGGTTTTTCGATCTTCCTTTTTTTCCGCAGGCGCAGTTTTTTTCTGGTTGGAAAGACCCCCTCAATCCAATTGCTCTCCTGCCGATTGTCAATAAACCGCCTCGCGCCCTCTTTGTCGAAGTGGCCGGTAACCAGAGGTGTAAAGTCAGCAAGGCGTTCGCTCACAAACTGCATGAAGTTCATCTTGCTTGGAATTCTGTCGAACTTGCGATTTAGGTTTTTGGCAAGGTCAAGGTAATTATTTCCAACCATTTGGGCCGGATTGGAGGTGTTCTGGCGGTTACCCTTGTCAAAAGTAAGCAAGTCCACGTCACCAGGCTTGTGAGCGACAAACACACTAAGCGGACCACCCTTTTGGGTTTCTGGCTGGCGAACGCCCTTATAGATAACCTGTTCCCCAGGTTGCCCATATCCGGCCTCCGTTGGGATCTCGATCCATCGACCGCTCTCTTTGTCGTAAACCCGAGTCACCGCAGGAAGTGGCGGTGTATCGATCTTCGACCCTTCCTCATAGCTATAAAAAGGAGCCTTTGTTGTGCCCCCTACAAAAATATCCGTCCCATGCTTTGGGTCGAGAGGTTTTCCAGGAGCATCCTTTACTTTCCGAGTCCTATATTGCTTCCTGGGCTGGCCCTTCTGTTTTTGTTTAAATAGTGTTTTTATTTGATTAATTTCTTCTTTCGTAAGCTTTTGTGCACCGGACTTAAACAGCTTATATGCGCCATACCCGGCAGCTCCAAGAGCAGCAAACGGAGCACCAGCAACAAGCAATGGTGCGGCAGCAGTCGCAGTAACTGAGGCCTTTAGCTCATCTTCCGTTTTGACTTCTTTGTCTGCCACTATGCCATCCTGCTCAAGAAGTGGTCCATTCTGCGGCCTTTCGCTTTGTCACTGATGTCCATCGCCGCAATAGCCTCAATTGCGCGACTGTACGGATCAGGCTCTACCTCTGGAACAAACTGCGAGCCTTGCGGTCCCTCTGATGGGAAAGTGGGACTATAGCCTTGATCTTCCCAAATTCCTTTAATCCACTCGTCGATAGTTGCTCGATTTTCTTTCGTAAGGTCGGTGTAAAAACCACCGAGCTTATTTATTACGGTTTGATGAAACTCATTTAGGGTGAAATTTTTGCTGATGGCACGTGCATCGCTCACCAATGTTTTTATTCTTGGAACAATATCACGAGCAAATGACTCCATCATCAAATCATCTTGAAACGGCTTCCAGCCTGATGAATTTTTTAGCTTTGCAACCACATCGTCAAGTTTAGAGGTTCTTCTGATTCCCTGCGTGTTTACGTTGGGAAAACGATATTCCCTGGTTTGTCCATTTGAAAATTGGTACGAGTGCGTAACGTTAACACTGGACTGCCCACGAAGAGTTCGTGAGTCTATTATTTTAGATGCTGGGCCATAGGACTGTGTAGTAACGTGTGCGTTCAGTTTTTTTACGCTACCTGCTTTCCACTTTGTTGAAAGCTTTGAAATATTGGCATCGCCGCTGGATGGAGACTTTGATTGCGTAGGACCCCGCTTGCTCGTGATGTTTAATGTGCCGCCAGACGAGGCAACAGCACTTCCGGTAACTTCTCTCAGGAGTGTTCTGTACCTGGCATATTTTCTCCCTGCATATACTGTAGCCGCCAAGCGGTGTTGCCTTGGGTTCTCCTGGTCACCTGCGGCCAAGGTTTTCAAATCTTTCATCAAAGCAAGATAAGTTGAATCGTTCGCATCAACCCCGAGGCCTAAAAACTTTCTGCCGTTAATGTTATGAACAGTCTGTTTTGACGAAGTGATCACCGTACCTATCTTTTTCCACAGGGGCACTTTATTATCATCTGGTGTCTGCAAAGCATTGGAGATGTGCAGAGTCCTAACATCGATCCTGTTGCCCTGTCCCAACCCCACGGCAAATATTCGTTTACCCAGAAAGCTCTGATCTTCTTTTCGTTGCGTTAGATAGTTGTTAACTATCATGCGCCTACTTTTAGCGTAGTTACTTGCGATCCTTAGCTGCTTTTTCCACCGTACGGCGTCCTCTACGCTTATTGAGCCACTGACGGCAAACGATATTCCGTTTTTGATGTTATAAAGATCCGATTGTGAAAGCGGCGTTCTAACTCGCACGAGGGTAGGTCCGTTTGCCGCCGTGTCTGCCGCATTGGCAATATTGACTTGCAGGTATTTTCTGCCGTTTTCTTCAACAAGGCCCCATTTCCTGTACTGAGTAAGGCCATTATATATTTTTGAGTCAGGGGCGATGTTTTTAGGGGTAAGGTTTGCATTTGTTGCCTTTGGGTCGCTCTCCCTCATTGCCTGTAAAACATTTTTGTCTGCTGCCGCTCTTATTCTTGCCAGAGATATGTCCCTTCGCATGGACATGTCTCTTATCTTTTCGTTCACTTCCAGGCGTTTTTGCTCGCTTACCCGGTACAAGCCTTTCCATTTTGCCGATTTAAACTCGACGCCATATCTTTCTGGATCTGCACGAAATCGCTCTCTCGTTGGGTAATCAAACCCCTCGCCAAACAAGTCTTCCCATTCTTTTCGTACCGTTTTAGGCAAACTTCCGTATGGAATGCCCTCAAACCCTGCTTCTATTACGGGTTTAACTGCCGGGTGACCCTTGACTGTTTCGTCTCCAAATCCAATGGTGTAAGATGCAATGGGCGGCGGTGCTTTAATCTGCCCGTCTTCGTCCTTTGGACCCTTTGCCCATTTCTCCATCGCCTTTTGCGCTTCTTTTGCCGTAACCTCTCTGTTGGTTTTGGCCATAAAGAACTTTACGTCTGCCTTGCCAGGTCCTTCATAAATCTCAACTCTTTTGTCCGCTGGCGGCAACCAACCGGCGGCTTTTTCTTCATCGCTTCTAAATTTTGAGTAAGCCGCCTCCCTAACAGCGCGTTCAAACTCCTCTCCCTCGTCTTTCCCCGTTGCCCGTGTAAACAGATCGGCACCAGCCTTTGCCGATTCCAGTGGCTCTGAAAGAGCATGTGCAACTGCCGCCGAGCCAATGTTTCCACCAACGTTAATCAAGCCGCCAACAATTGTCCGCGCCATGGCGTTTGCCGCTTCACTCTGTGCCAACTCTTTCTGTAGGTCAGCCTTTATCTGAAGTCGGGCATTCTCCATGCCTTGGGCGTAAGTTTGAGCAAAATATGGGGTAATATCTGGTACTGCGCCTGCCATGTTTAATTCTCCTGCCTAATCAAGCATAATCCTTTGACAATGGTGGTTGTTTTAGCCCTGGTTTCCACTGAACATAGTAAACCTTAACCCCATCCTCCATTGCCGGATAAACAGTAAGGTTCTCTACCACCTCTTCCCAGCTGTAATATTCGCCGGTATTTGGGTTAATCGTCTTCAGCATGTTCATTACCTTAGACAGAGCGCCATCCGCATACCCCTTCGCGCTATGTGAAGCGGCCCAGTTTGCTATTGATTGCCAGCTATCCGCAATCCTATCCTGGTGCTTTGCATATTCGGCTGCATTATTGGTCAATCTGTTGATTTCATTTTGCATTGCAACTCGAACCTCATCACCAAGAATATTTCCATACATAGCCATGTAGCTCTTGAATCGGTTGAGTCGGTCTTCTATTTTTACTCGCGCTGCCTCGAACCTTACATTTGCCATCGCTGCCATGCTTGATGCTTGAATTTGCCCAAGACCGGCGGCAGTCAATCCGCTTGCACCTAGACCCCGTGCAGCCATCTGCTGAACAAGTGCCTCCTGTTCCTCTGCGCTTGACATCTTTATTTGCTCAACTTGGTTTTGTATCTCCGTCTCTGAAAGCCCAAGTGATGAATTCATAATGTCGAACAGATACTTCTCCGTGTTAGCCTTTGCCTCTTTCAGCCCGCCTGTGTCTATGTCTTGGTAGCCACCCTCTTCTTCTTCTGCTGCAGGAGGCCCACCAAGCGGTGCATCGTACTCGGTGTCTTCCTGACCTGGCGCAGGATCGCCTTCCTCCGTGCCAACCTCATCTCCAACCTTCAATGCCCCCGCCTGCTGACCCATTCCCGACGCTTTCATATCTGTCATATAGCCTGGAATTCCACCCGCCGGTATGCCCCCGGTAACCCCAGCCGGTGCCCCGGTGCCCTGTTGTGCGATTGCCGCCGCTGCCTGTGATCTTGGGTCGGGCTGTGCCCCTGCGCCACCAACGTTAATTGTGATGGGTGCCTGCGTTGGCCGCTCTGCTGGCGTTTTCTCAGCCGCCCTGGCATCAGTTTGCCCCGGTTCCTCATACGCTGGTGCCAGCGTGGGCAATGGGGGAATACCCGGCTTTAGCGCCTTAGCCTTTGCGGCAGCGCCCATCAGCCCGCTGGTTTGAAGGGGAGAAGTAGGCATCTTAGTAAAGGACCCTGGTGTTTCCGTCTTTGGGTTCTTGTAGCCTTTGCTATCTTTCGGTACTTGGTAAATTGCCATGCTAACTCCTGTGCTGCGCTTTGAACCAAAGCTGAACAGTAACATCCAGTGCGTTATTGGTGGTTACGTCAGCGCGCACGAATAGTTTTTGTCCTGGGTCAAAAACAAGTGCCGCCTGACCAGCGTCCATCGTTCCACCCGCGACATCATCACCAAATGAAACTGTGTACTTTGCATTCGCTGTTGTAGAGGCAAATGCATCTGCATACGATGTGTAAAGACGAACCGCGAGAGCGCCTAAGTTTGAACCACTGGGATCACCGCCACGTGTTGTGTTGATTTCATTAAACACAAGTCCACCTTCTGAAAATGAAGTTGGAACGGAAAATCCGTAGATTTTGTTGCTGCCTGATGTCATGTCACCAAACGGAATCGAAATGCAGATGTTATGATATTTGTTGTCTAAATCCGCATTGGGTATACCGTTGGACAGATATGTGTTTATCTTGGCAAAGTTGCCGTCGATATCCGCAGCAACAACTGCCTGCCCTTCTGAGAATACGTCAAAGTCAATAGATGTGGGCATTAGGACTCCAGTGTCGCGGTTGAATGTTTCAGCTTAAACCAAAGAGTAAGGCAAACACTAGCAGCGTTATGTGTTGCTGCGCTTACTCGTACAAAAAACGCACTGTTGGCTGTTATCGCCGTGTCTATGGCAGATGCAATGTCTGTTACATTAATAAAGTACCCCCCATCTGCGTCATCGGCTATGGTAATTGTATGCTTCACGTCACTTCCGCTATACGCATCAGCGTATGAATCAAAATACTCCCACGTTACAGCTCCACCGTCATCGGCAGGTCCAGCGCGTGTGTGCTGTGCCTCTACCAGAACAGCGGTAGTGCCCATGGATGTCTGACCTGGAAGCTCCACCTGGTGGATTGCGTTTTCACCTGCATCGAGATCCCCGGTAAACAAAGTGACTGCAAAAGAATGGTACTCGTGTTCCAGATCAACAAATGGTATGCCGCCTGCAACATACGTGTTGATATCCTCAAAATTGTTATTCAGGTATGTTCTGTTGAGTACCTGCCCGTCAGTTTGATTTTGAAATCCAATTGTAGTGGCCATTAGCAACGCTCCTCTACCCGTGATGGGTCGATTACGTTGAGAGCGGAACCAGTCTCAATACTCCTGCCAGCGAAGTAACTTAGTTGTGTGTTTGTTGTATCAAAGGTATTTGCAATTACAGTAACCTCAGATACGTTATCGCCCAAATACACGTTTCCACCCGCCCGCTCAATTGTGTTTTGCGTAATCATACCACCAACGCAGGTACCACTATACTCAATTGCTCGGTTTGCACCAGTTTGAAACTCGCAATCTATTATCCTGACCCTGTCACAACTATCTACAAGTACCCCGTTATAAAAGTCCTCAAACACGCAATTACGAACGACTGTGTTAGAACCCGTTATCTTCAAAGCCTGCGTTGCAACTGTTCCCGTTTCGTCTATAAACCGAATGCCCTCAAAAACATTACTCTCGCCCGTGCTCTTTATAATCGGTTCTGCTGTCGCACGGTCCCCCTCTCTTTTGAAAACAGTGCGCCCTGGAGACAGGGAAATTACCTGAATGAACTTTGAGTCGATCTCAATTGACTTATTGAAATGCCAAAAGCCCTCCGTGAGGTATAACCTGCCACCGGTCTTACTTAGTGCTCCCAAACCCTCCCTGATGGGCGTTTCGGGTGTAATGCAAATTTCACACTCGCGCCGTGCAAGGTTTTCAATTTGACGCCCAACTGTCCGAAAACGACTATCCCCCCCGGTAAATACCGTAACGGGGAATCTAGTGTTCGACCTCATGGAGGAAAACACCTTCCTGAGTATTGGAAAAGTTACTGGTGAAACAAAGATCATCTTGTGTCCCCCGCTTCAACGTCAACCATGATTGCCTGAACAACAAGAGGTGGTGCGGCAATCCTATCGACCGCGTCTGTTGCGTATGTTCCGTTAATGTCTACCTGGTAACCAGATTGCAGCCCAACACGAAGCGTTCTCGAGCGTATGGAGGCAGGTTCAAGCTTTGAGGTAAACCAATCCCTTCCCTGGTACTTTGAATTAGGGGTATGGCTCGTACCTGCATACGCCTTCCCGTAAAATAACTCTAGCTTGTTCGTGCTTTCAGCCGGATGCATCGGTATAAGGCCATCTGTTTGCTGGGTCTCTGATGCGGCAACTACCGTAGTTCCATCACCACCAAATGACTGTGAGTCTGCATGTGCCTCTTCGCCTTCCGCAAACCACCTTGGGCCATACTTATCTGCATCTAATTGCCCCCATGAAAGCATCTTTAACCGAATGGGCCTAAACAACGAAACGGTCGGATTATCCTTGAACATCCTGCCTGTGATGTAAATGCAAGGGATGTACGACTTGTTGATTGCAGCTCCACCGGCCACTGCAAAGTTGTCCAGGTGATGACCGTACCTAAGTAACGGAAACTCGCCTGTAGATGATTCCCCTGTGCCAGACGTGTAAATAACCTCGCTGCCCTTACTGAGAACGGTCGTTCCGTCGAACATGCAGCTCACTCTGACAGGAGATGTGTAAAACGAAAGTGCTGCGTACTCTGGGCCACGGGCCGCTTGCAGCGGTTGGTAAACTGACCAAGCCCCGTGATAATAGTCGTAAACAAGCGTTAGAGCATAGGCCCCTGGCTTTGTTCCGTGAATGTCAACACTCCACCAAATCTGATTTTTCTTTTGAACGTGGAGTGCGTTTGAGTAGATCATCGAAGACTTTACCGCTCTATATGGCCACCCAAGGCGCGACATGTCGATTGCTACAGATGGTTCGCTTGTGTTTGGCAGGTGGGTTGAGCCAATCTGATCTGTAAACACGGAATCGATGCTCTTTGAGATTTTTTCTACGCCTGCACCCTGCTCATTTGCACCGGTAAAGCCATAAATTCCATCTCTTGCCATAAAATACAGAACACCGCCAGCCTCAACAATTGAGTTAGGGGCAACACACCCGATTCCGCCAACTGCTTTAAACAGTTTAAATGTCTCGTCAGTACCGCCAGTTAGAAGATAAATCGACCTATCGGTAAATATAACCAACTGCTCCCTGAATGATTTTAGCCCCGTGATCACTTCCTGCTCTTCGACGGCAAGGAAGTGGTATGCTGCGATACCGAGCGGGTCAAACGGGTCAGACCATACAACATGCTGCGGTCCAAAAATCATCTTAGAGCGGTTGCTCTGGTTCACCATGGACTCGCCAAACTGGTTCTGGAGCTTATGGACAGGGAACGACAGCTCAACGTTGAAGTGCTCAGGAAACCCGGCATACCAGGTTGACCCAAGATGTTCGGTCATGATGGGTCCAAATGGCCCAGAGCCACGCGGTGGTGTAATCCAATATCCCCAGCTTATGTCATTAATTGCAATAACATCTGCTGACATGTCAGCAACGGTGATCTCCAGCGTATTTACGTGTGGGTCGAACACATAGATATTATGTTTGGTGTAAATTAACGTAACGTGACGAGGGGACTCTTTCACCCCATCCCCATCGACATCCTTCGCTAAGATAACATCCGCAAACCGGCAGGCAAACTCTTCGTCGATAGGCTCATTTGCTATTGCGCGACTCGTCTTTACGTTTTCGCCAGTCTTTGCATCGTAGACGTAGTACACAACTGTGCCCGCAGTTGCTGTATCTCCATCTGGCCCCGTAACCCCTACACCAAGAACATACCTGGGAGATCCGTTTACCTTAACCGTATGCAGGTGCATCCGGTCAGCACCTTTCGACGATATCTGCTTGAAGCCCTTCCTGCCCTCAATATAGCCACGGTGGAAGTCGATATTCAGCGCCAATTGGCAGTGCTGTTCGGTCTGGAAGTTCTCTCGTTCCTCCATGCCAGCCCACGGTCCCTGGATAGTAAACGTCCTAGGTATTGCTCTGTTGCCGAGCTTTGTTTTAGTCCCACGGGGCACGTGTCACCCTCACATAACTAGGCTCGTCCACGTTTCTGGACTGAGCATTGTTTTTCATGCGGTCTAAACCCTCAAGCCACAATTGCTCGATCATTGGGTTTTGGCCTTGTTGTTTTGCGTTCATCAGCTTTGCAAGATAGACGGCAACAAGGTCGCCATAGGCTTCCGCTGCACCGTTGGCCTGACCTTGGGTGCTTCGTAAAACCGTGTGGTCGTCTGCCGAAATCTTCTCAATGTTCTTAATCCAATAGATATGGAAATTGATTGCTTCGTGTGGCATTGGAGCAATGTACAACTTCTTGCCAACCAAGCTGTAATACCTCGTCACCTCACCTCGCCACCAACTGTCCATCGAGTGAACATAGCTGCGGTCTTGAAACCGCATTGGTCGCCACTTTGTGGGCAAGTTGTCATTGGCCACAGCAGAGGCCTTTTCAGTCTCCTCAATGCCAATTATCTTGTACGGAATTGAATTGATGAAGTTAGACGTAAGGTCAAACGACTCAGTGTCAGCAGCCCACACGAACGGACCAGTTGTTGACTCGATAAAGTATTCTGGATTCGTCTCTATCAGTTCACGAAACACCGCCCTATTAGCTTCATTAGCCAAGGCGTTTTGTTGTGCTGCCGTCCAAAATAGATCGCCGCCCTCATCTAGCAGCAACTTGGCAAGACCTTTTACGTCTTCAAGTGTTCTGACGGCACCCAGGTCGCCAAAGCTCATAAAGCCCCCTTAGTTCATAAAAAAGAACCGGTCGGGCTTTTTGTGCCGAACGTCAGTCCCGCACAACTGGTCACCCAACTTTTTAGCTGAGTCCCATATCGCGTGTTTGGCTGCATAGTGAATGTCGTCTACTTCGCTTTGCTCTTTCATCTCTTCGATGTACTTGATGTCATCAAACTGCTTGAGATATTTGTCTGAGCCAGTACGCCACAGATCACACCGCCGGATGTAGGGGGCGAGACGGGGGTCCCTAATGCCTAAAGGTAGCCCGTCGTCATCCTCCCACACCTTCCACACAAATGGCACTCGTTCCCTTGTAGGAATAGTTTTGATCCCAAACCGAACCTCAACGGTTGCATCGATGATTCGAGCAATCATCCACCGTTTTTCACGGCCACACCATCCAACAACGAGCTTGTCGTCATGGATCTGTTCACGAAGTCGCTTGGTTTCTGTCTGATTCCAGCTAATTCGTTTGATGTCATTCCATTGAGTTTCAGTAAGAATCATTATGCATCCGTTGGAACAGGCTGGTCATTCACCTGCGGCCCGTCAGTCAGTTTCGGCAAATACAGAATTTCTAAGCCAGCGAACCAACAGTTCGCTTCATTTGCGCCGTGATCAGTGAAAATGACGTGCAGCTTCAGCCAATCGCCAGCACTCGCAACGATTGTGCCACCACTAACCTTTGCCCATGGCGTCACAACCAGTTGGTTTGCCGTTGTTGGAAGAGTGTCTGTTAGTGTGCTGGTTGAAATGGCAGTGCCGTCATCGGCCTGGAACGTTTCACCAAATGATGGCGTGAACGACTTGACCGTCCAGATGCAGGTCCCCGCATCGGTGCCAACGTTTGCATAATGCACTCGGACGTGGATGTCGTTTGCAAAGTCAATCCATGTTGGCATTGCGGAACCCCACGAGGCTTCGTCGTCTTCATCCTCCATCTTGAGGGCCGTGATTTCCGTTGTAGCGATTTCAGAAAACACAGGGACACCATCTGCCGTACCGGCGTTTCCCGTTACATGATGAAACGCTGCCGCTGGCAGGAAAAGGTTTTGATATTTGTAATTGATATTTCTGTCGCGAATCATAGTTTACCACTCCACAGTTTACCCCCCATTGCGGGGATACTAAGTAAAAAAAACACCAGGGGGCTATTAACCCCCCAGTGGCTAGGGTTCTGCACGATCCCTAGAAGATCAAGTTACTAACCTCGATGTCGTCAAGCAACGTTTGCGAGAAACGACGCTCAAGACCCAAGTTGCCATACCAACACATGAAAGCTTCCCAGCTATCAGAGTTGAGCTTACGGCTAAATGTAGACCCATCTCGGTCTGCCCAGGCCCAGTCTTTCATGGTGTACAACTTGATGTCCTTCGTGTTGAGGAAGAACAGCTTGTTGTAGGGAGCCATTCGGTCAAACTCGATAGGCATTGGATTGGTGCCACCAGCATACGTCAACTTTTGGAAACCACCGCGAAGTTGCTCAGGTGAGTAACGTACGTCGCTGGTCAAAAGGTTGATGTATTCACGGCGAAGCGAGTGATGACCCATGATAAGGTTTGGCTCAGAGCCAGCAACCTCGTCAGTTGTGTCAATCGCAAGCTGCATCAATTCAAGGCTCAGTGGCCGGTTTGTGCCGCTGTTGGAAAGAACGTTTGCCTTCCATTCAGGGTTTGTTCCTGTGTTGACCTCTTGAAGATCATCATCAGCATCATCAACCATAAACGACAAGCCTGTTATTTCATTATCAAATGAATTGTTACCAGCCGCTGCGCTGTCACCTCGAACAATAACATCGTTTGCTGCCAATGTGACGGTTGCCGCATCGGTGCCATTGGTGGTCACCTGGAACGTATCCCGGTCAATCACCTTGAGCACAGTCAAGCCGCCAGTGTCAGCAGTAAACGCACCGGCATCACTCACCGTTCCGAACACAACAGGCATTCCCTTCTTAAGGAATCGCGTGCCAACATCGTGCTGGTTGTTTGAGGCGGCATCGGTATGTGCCTGAAGTGTTGCCTTTGCGCTAACTGTACTCACGGCAGCCTGATTGGCATTTGTCCCCGCTGCAATAATTCCGGTTTTGCCCGCATAGTTTGCAACGGATGCAGGGTCAGCCACTGAAGCACCGACAGTCTTCCAGTTAATGCCCCAGACCTGGCGATTCATATCAACGCGAAGATCACGCCGCATCCCCTCGACCTCTGTCCGTAGAGCAGACGCGAAAGAACCTTTATCACCTTGAGATGCCGCGATAACAACACCAGTAAGCTCAATACGTCCGTAAAGGAACTTTGCGTTGATGCGACTCTCGACGTACTCTTGTCGGCCAGCGGTTGGCAGTGTGCCTGTTTCGCCACGTGCGCCAACACCGTGGTTGCGGCGAAGGTGAACGGGAAATACGACACGGCGACCATTCCACTTTCGTTTGGATTTTTCGACGTATTTTAGAATAGGAATTGAATTATTGAGGTGTTCGCGAACTGGACCCTCGTAATACTCTTTGAGTACTACGTCGAAATCCGTACCGACACCATCGGTTCTCGAACCTTTTTGTTGTGTAGCCATTAGCCTTTACTCCATGAAGTAATTAAGAGTTGTTCAAAAACTCAATGGCGGCAGCTTCAGCACCTTCCAGGTCGTCACCATAATCCTTTGCAACGGGCATTCGGTTTTGGCCCCGTGATAATTTACGGGGTTTTGGCGCATACCCATCACGTCGTAGACGCTCATTGTACTTGCGCTCCGCTGCCTCGTGTGAACGCTTGGCCAAAGCCATCACGCTCGCATTTGGATTTTCAATAATGACATTACACACATCTAGAGGATTCATGCTGGGGTAACGGCGTTGCGCTACCGCAATGTCGTTCTCTAGCTGACGCCTACTTTGATCGATAATCAACTGCTCCTGTCGAGAAGCCAGCTCTCTGTTCTGTGCTTCGAGCTGGGTGTACTTCTCTTCAAGTGGATCAACGTATTCATCTACCGATGCTTCAGTGGATGACGATGATTCCTGTAGTCGCTGCATCTCTTGATATGCGTACTGGTTGTACTCCGACTGCCGCCGGTTGTTCTCTTGCAACTCGTAAATTTGACGTTGCAGACTCTCGTTCATAGAACGAGCATCCTTTAATTGACTTCGGCTTTCCCTAAACCTATCGTAAGGGACAGGCTCTGGATTACCTTTGTCGTCGTACTCTGGCTCAAATCCACCTGTATCGCCGGTTTCCGCGCTATCCTCGCCATCATACCCAGAGGTCTGCGAATCCTCCACGGAGTCATAACTCGTATCGCCATATTCACTACTCATTCTACCCCACAAGCCAGTTATCGCACTGGTAGGCGTTTATTGTGGTGTTTGCATTCCTGTCTCGTAGTCGGCAACGCCGGGACCCCGTGTACCAATTGCTTGGTTGAGTTCCGGTGTACCACCACCAGTCATTCCTGCTGGTTCAGCACCTCCCGCGCCTGCGGGTGGTGCCCCTTCAGGGGGTGCCATGCCGGGTGGGCCAGTCGTTGGGGGCATGCCTTCTGTACCCCCGTCAACATATGCTTGCCACCATGGCATTCCCTGTTGGTTCTGTGATTCAGCATAGTAGTGCCATGCCACGTGGCGCAAGAAGTTTTCTTGTGCCTTTTCTGGCAGTAGCCTGTAATCAATCGATTTCATGAACTCACTGTGCTGATCGATATGTACCGCATGGTCGTCAAATGCATTAACGTCAGGCAACTGTCCTTGCTTGAGTAACTCATTTTCCTCCCTTGATAAGTTGCGGTCTTTTGACTCATCCCCATAAACGTTTTCCATGAACCCAAACTCCATCATCTTTCTGGCTTTCATCTGGGTTCTTGGATCAGCCGGGTCACCCAAAATGCCAACTTGGTACATCTGGATGATCTGCTCTCTGCGGTATGATGGGTGTTTGGGTAGCATGCTGTTTGGCATCACCCGAACACGAGTGTTCTTTATCTGCTGTGCGTGGAATTGAAATACTTCAACTATCTTGTTTCGGCCTAGCGTCTGAATTGTCATCTCGATAGGCATATACTCTCGCCACATCCAAAGTATCTGCTCACACATTTCCTCAATGGCTGACTCAAGCTCACGAACAGTTGGACCTAGTTTCGTAGCATCAAGGTCAGACAAAAGGCCGATGGCTCTACCGCTGGTTTGAGCGGGTGCCGTGCCCCGTGAAACGTCGTTAACCCCACTGATAGCCTGAATGTGCTCAATCTGCTCCTTTTCTATCATCCGATGTTCGGGTGACGTTGGTGGAGGGGGTACTGGCTCAGGTGGCCGCGCTGCCGTCCTGGAGTAGAATATGATCTCCCCCGGCTCATCCGTAAACGACTGCTTCTCTACACTACCCTTTTCAGCCCGCCACTTGGGCTGCGCGTGCATGTTTTTGTTTTCAATTCGCTGGCTAACGGACTTATTGAGTTCTTTTTGAGCGGGGATAAGTGCCCTAACGACACCTTCCCCAGGAAGTCTGCCAGGGACTGTATTGTGGCGAATGCAAACAAACGGCAGCTTTCCATAGGGCAGTGACTCCTCTTCCTCTAAAACAATGCCACCGGCAACAATGGCGTAGTAACCATTTGGATACCTTGGCGACGGGCGCTCAAAATACTCAAGCACATTGATTCTATCGAGGTGCGCCTGGTCAACGTCTGACGACGGGGATACAAACTCTCTCATCACCTGTTGGGAGTATTCGTCTACCTCGTAACTTGTGTTTGGCTGAACGTACTTACCTTTCTCCCATCTGGCCCTGACGGCGTCGATGTGCAGTAGATTGCTGTGAATGATCCACCGACAAGTGTCCATGTCCTTTGCACCGGGGTCCCAGCCGACCTCGAGCGGGGAAAGAACATCGATAACAGGAAGACCGCTTTTGTATGTAGCTCGCTCCTTGTCCCTTGTCTTTACTTCCTCAAGATTGATTTTTTCTTCGGCGTAGTCGATGACATCTTGAATTGCCTCGCTCTCGTCCTCAAATTCTTCGCCAGCCTCAACGTCCCAGTGGCACTTAATAAACGCAGTCCCTGTAACCGCTGCCCATTTCATGGCTTCATAGATTTTATTCTGGACTTTGAGTTCATGCCAGATGTAGTCAAGCAGAGCCTCGCACTGACGCGCCGCGTCAATGTCGTCGTCGTCGCCTGTAGCGGGCATACAAATAAACCCAGGGCGATTTTCAACGAGTTTACCAGCAAGCGTTTCCACCGTTGGTAAGATGTAGTTGAGGACCATACGGACACGCCACGGCGGGGGATTGTCCTGTGTCAAAAGCCTTGAGACTCTGTTATACCTGGACCACTGCCTCCCCGTGTAAAAAGCTAAAGACAACCATACGTTTTCAATTATCTTTTGCTTTGTGCTTTCAGAGATGCCCCACTGCTCGTGAACATAGGCCGCAGCCTTTTGCTCTTTCTCGTCTGGATCGTAGGTCTCTACGCCCTTTTCGCTATAAGCATCGGTGATTGGTCCTGAGTCCATTTACCCTCGCTGTTGCATCCAAGCTGGCTGACCTTCTTGATCTGACTGCGCTGCCATTCTTTTTCGCATCAATTGCGCTGCCCTTGCTCGCCAGTCCATTCCGCTGCCAAAAGAGCCTTGCTGCTCTTGCGGTGGTTGAGCCGTCATTCTTGCAATCTCAGCCCCTTGGTCCCGATCCCCAATCAAGTCAACCATCTCACGATCCAAATCGGTTAACCCCCCCTGCTCGCCCGTCGCCTGTTGCTCAGGCCTACCAAACATCTTAGGGGCACCTGCGGCAGCAAATGCCGGGTTTTCAAACCGAGGTATCGCCATTAAAGCCCAGCCCGAGCCTGCGCTGCTTCATCGAGTGCACCAGCAGGAATATCTGCTTCCGCTGGTCCAGGCGCTGACATCTCTTCACCGCCCGCTGCCATCTCAGTGTCAATTGCGCTGATTATTTGCTGCAATATCTCTGGTGGCAATGTGAGCAGCATTGAAATTAGCTGATCTACTTGCTCAGGTGAAACCTCTTCAGGTCCGCCCATTGGAGGTCCGCCCATTGGAGGTCCGCCCATTGGAGGTCCGCCCATTGGAGGTCCGCCAGGACCGGGAGGTGGTGGGGGTAATGCTGCCATTATATTCTCCTAGCTTGTAGCTGTTCTTTGATTCGCTCTGCTGCCGTCATCCGAGGTGACCTGGACAGTTGAACATACCCAGTGTCTTGCATTCGAGGTGCCTGGGAAACCATACCAACCGATCCAGGCTGGGGTGCCTGCGCCCGCTCCTGCGGCTTAAACTTCACTCTTTCTTGTTCTTTTCGTGCCAATGCAGATTGATGCTTTGAAAAAGCAGCCCGCTTTGCCGCAGCCTCTTCCTGAGCGTCTATCTGCATCTTTGTTGACGTGATTGAACCAATCAGCCCGATAGCACCCGTTATTGCTGCTGCTATTATGCTTGCCGCCATCTATTGCCTCCCCGCATCAAATTCAAACTGCTCTCGATACTTTACATCAAACTCTTCCCAGGCGCTCTTGGAATTTTCCATTACTGCAACCTTGAGCTTTCTGTCTTCAATATCGGACTTATGTATCAGGAATCTTCGCACAGATAAACAAAGCAGTGCAAACGGAATTGCCAGGGTCATCCCCACTATTAGTATAGTAGCCTCTACCATATCGTCCCCAGGTGTGGATCTCTGTCGCCATCTGGCTTCACGTCTAAGAAATTAGCCACCGCATCCCTCGGCAATTCTTTTGCTTTCACTGCTGGAGTCGATATTGCCGCATCTCCCAGTTCATAGTCAAGATACAAACCGATAGCCATTGCCATTACCGCATCATCGTGTGAACCAGGCATAGCCTCTGCGCGACCGCTCATGTTTTCAATAAAGGTTTTACACTCACCCATTAGACGTAATGAATTGAAGGTCCAACCCCTGAGCCTAATCGCCTTAGCTAACGCAGCTATTGCTGCTGAACGCTGCCCCTTTCCCTGAGTTCTAAAACCGAATCGCTGGGTCCAGTTACCTGATGTTGAGCGTACATAGATATTGGGGTATCCACTTCCCCCAAACATATCGAGCAACTCTTTGACCACCGCGAGGCCAGGTCCGTCGATTTCAGGAACAATAAGGGCATCGTTGTACGCTCTGCCTGCAAGAGCGGCCTGATGTGCAGCGATATCGGGTGGCTTGCGAGCGTAATATTCGGCCACCTGCTCTCGAGTGGTCCGGTCCAATACTTGTAAACAAGAGAAGTCTCCATCCTCTACTCCGTGTGCCGAGTCAATAGTCACAAGGTATTCATGGTTAGGCTCAGGCAGCTTCCACACGTGCCAATGATCTTTCCCTGGACTAAGAACAAGGTTCTCATTTATAGACTCTCCCTTAGTACAGGGACGAGGATTATCGGAAAGCTCGCGAGAAATCTCCTCAACAGCAACCTGGTCAAAAGGACTTCTGGCGCTAGACGTAAAAGCAATCTGAGGTGAGAGTGGGTATTCTGTGTCAAACCTCACCAAATCGCCACCGAATTTCGTTCGCAGCGTCTGAAGCGCCCAGCGAACTTGGCAAGGGTCGAGGTTGAACTCAATCATTCTATCTGCCCAGAACACATCCCAGCCTTGCTGGGAGGCTAACTCGTAGAACAATGTCTTATCGTCTGAACGATGGGCACGGACCAGGCGCTCATAAAGCGCCTTATCCCCGTGCTCCGCAGGCAGACGGTAATGAACGTGCTCCTGCCACCCGAAAAACAAAGCCTTGAATATGTTACCAGGCTCGTTCTTCCAGGCTTGCCAAAACCGATTGTAAAACGCGCCTGCCGCACCGTGAGCTGTAGATTCAATAATGCAGGTGGTTCCAAACTTATCTTCTAAAGAACCCAACTGAGACTGAAGCACATCTTCATCAGATGTTGCACGGCGGTTCTTCCACCATAGCGCCAGCTCAGACAGATGAAGAAAGTCAGGTGTAGAGCCACGCGCAGCATCAGTGGCACCCTGTGTCTGGATGGCAAACCTGGAGCCATGTGTCCACTGGATTGAATGGCCAATGACCCGCGCCGGGGCAATCTCATCAAAGAAGTCTGGAAGGTTTTGTTGGTAACGTTTTGCAATACCAAAAATTTCCTTGGTGCTATCTTTGAGGTGAGCGATGCATTTGGCATTCGCGTGCTTACTGAACTGGCAGTAATGTTGACCCAGAGCTTCAATGAGAGTCGAACAGCCGACCTTTCTGGATTTCAGGATAATCAACCGAACTGGCGCATGTGCTTGCTCTTGTTCTTCGATGGCATTGAGGATCTGCTCCTGCTCATCGTTTAGAAGGAACGGCGTCAGCTTATACTTGCCGTCCACCATGGTTCGGATCTTCAAACAGTTCTGGAAGTAAAACCGCCTGTCTGTACGACAACGTTCCCAGAATTCTTTTACTTTACTCATAAAAACGCCACCAACAACTTTTGAATGGTAAAAGGCCGCTGGTGGCGCAAAAGGAGAGCTTGCCTGAGTGAGTGGTACAAAGGATTAAAGACCACATGGTTCGCTCGAACAACATACTAATGTGACTAGCCCACAATTTCAAGAGTCTTACGCTTACGACGAATACCCGACTTCTTCACTGCCTTTTCAACCTGTCGCCTCGAAAGACCGGTCTTATCAATAATGTCGTTGTAGCTCAAGCCCGCTTTGTATAACTCAACCGCTGCGTCTGTAGAAGCTGATGCATCAAACTCTGCCCTGGCAGCAGAAACATCCAGTTGCTTGTCAAGCACATCAGGCGCAAATGGGTCCCAGCTAGAATCTGTGGAAAATGTACTCGACTTCTCCACCATCTCACCAATCGACTTGCGAACGCTGACATAGGTTTGAACTGCACGAAGGTTACGGTGAAGTTCGGCCAGGTCGCCTGCACTCTCATCAAATGCACGGGCAACAAGACACTCGGTGCTCACAGCAGCCTTTAGCCAGTAATCAGCAACATCTGATTTTTCAACTAACTGGAGTAAAGATGTAGTTGTTGACGTAGATTCACTCACAACGGTATTCTGCGGCAATGGCAAACAAAAGTAAAACAACAATTCCTATCGATGATTCCTGTTTTGAGCTTCTGTCGCGAACGGCAAAGAAAACACACATCACCGTGAGTGCACTTGCAAGCATATGTGTCGAGTCGTTTATTGGCTCACTGGCAAACTATGGAGTCACTGCACCAAGCACCGACATCAAAGCTATCGTTGGCTCGACAAAAGGCAAAACAATCCAACTGCCGAAAAGAACATATGATGAGCTGAACAAGGTGGGCGTGTATCTGGGGGCATCAATGTCCACCATGGTAAGAGACGCAATCCTGGGGCAACGGTTCAACTTTCAACGAATGCAACCGGTCAACGCCAGGAGCATGCCGTCAGTTCGGATGACATTGTTTCGTATGGAACAGGGCGGCGGGCAAGCCCAGGCTAGCTAGTCAGAGCTGCAAAAGTGTGATGCGGCAAACAACGATAGCCACACAATGACAACCAGTATAAATAAATCACTCATCGTCACTTGTCCTTAAGCTATACAAAGATTCTCGTTCCCGAGCGAGCAGATCCCTTTGTGCCTGCTTTACCTCATCCTGCAGCTTGTTGATGGTTGTGCTGCAGTCCGCCCTGATGTCTGCAATAACAACATCATACCTGGCACGCATCCGCTCTACACGCGTGTCATGGTCTTCTGAGATTTCTCTAACCTGCTCTTGAAACTTTTCAACCAGGTTGTCTAATCGCTTCTGCATCTGAAGAAACTGCCAAACAAGGAATCCGGCGAAACCACCAAGACCACCAAAGTCAATCAACTGCCGTATGAGTTCATCCGTCACACCCGCAGTATACACACCAAAAAATTTTCTAGGAGTCCCAAAATTTTTTAGGAGTCCCAAAGCCAAAATTCGTTTTTTTGCAGATCGATTTCAGACCTGAGTTAGCAGAGCATCGGGAAGCCCTCCGCTAAGGTACCCGCCCTTCGGTCGGGACTCTCACTTCGTTCGCTTACCTTGCTCCGGCCCCCCCTCACCCTTCGGGTTACGGTGTTCGCTACGCTTCACCTGAAGAATTTCGTTCCTTTCGCTGCGCTCCAGTCTCTAGTTGCCTTCGGCGGCCCTTCGCTTCGCTCACCCCGAAAAATAGACAAGCAAGGCCGCGCAGGTCAACACATTGTGTGCTTGTAAGTGCCTGAAATAACACAATGACTGGACGAAATGCACAACCCGAACACCCCGATGCACAACCAATGCACAACTAAAACCGATGCACTGAACACCCCGAACACCCCGAACACCCTACGCCTCACATACATATGATGGATTGCCAATACCGAACACACACATCGTGTGTGCATGATGTGGGTAGAATGTCTTAATATATATGGG